CATCTTGATCAGTGAGTTCTTTAAAATAATCTTGGGCAACTAACCAAGCGTATATTACAAGACACATTGCAAGGTCATCATTACATCCTTCTTCTGCCTCAAAGGAGTTGTGCTTCTGAATAAAAGTAGTAAGTTCACTGATAATTTCATAATCATTCAATATTAATTTACTTTCTTCAATCATTGTCTTGAGATTTAAGCACCCAACCTTCTTGACAGTTTTTGACATCTTAACACCAAGTTGAGTTTTCTTTCCAGAAAATCCTTGCCCAACGATTTGACCTGCTCTACCTCTCATAGAACACATCAGAAGATTATTATATTCTAAATCATATTGAATAATACTTGCTACTTGATCCCCCACATCATTAACTTCACATAAAATATATGCGTTGTTATATGCTGTTGCTGTTTCATGAATAATGCTTGGAAATAGCATTGGCTTGATTTCATTATTTCTATATTTGGCAACTACCTTATGAGGGAATTCTGTAATGTCCACAACAGTGAATGCTGAATAGTCATTTCCCACCCCTCTGGCAACGTCTACAGTGATTAGATAATCATGATTGTCCTCTGGATCCACATAAACATCTAAACCCGCGCTACGAGTCTTGGGGGCGTCGTAGACGAGCGTTCTGAGTTTAGATGGAGCGATAAGGGTATCAACAGATCCAAGGAATTCGCATTCAAACTCAACTTTAAATTGCTGTTCAGAAGTGTTTGCAATAGTCTGCTTTTTCCACTCCTCATCTCTCCCAGGAACTTCACTCCAATGAACGTCCGTGAAAACATATTCATTTTTACCTTTCTCAGCATCATGCCACATTCGGTAGAAGTGATTCATACCATGTGGAGTAGAAACAATTATAACTTTAGTTTGTTTACCTGAAGTAATTGTTGGATATACGGACGCAAAGAATGAATCTGCAATGTGATTTGGAACGAACGCAAATTCGTCCAAAAATAGAATATTGAATGACATTCCTCGGACAGCAGATGCAGATGTGGAAGCAGCTAGGATCTTAGATCCATTTTCCAATTCCAAGGAACCTTTGTTCCATGATATAATTCCCTGCTGCATCCATTTTGGTAGATTCTCATATGCAGTCTGCAATCTATCCAAAAGTTCTCTTGCTGTTGCTGCTTTGTTTGCAAGAATACCAATATTCACGTTATCATTAAACACTGCATAATGAAGTAGAAAAGACACAACAGTTGTGGATTTACCAGTCTGTCGTGGCATCTTGCAGATATTAAATCTGTGATTATGAAAGTTATTAATTAACTTTTCTTGGAAATGATATGGTTTGAATGTTTGTAGACCATGATCCAGGGTTACAATTTTTACATAATTGTTTGCAAAATAAACAGGATCGTCTTTACACTTCACAAATTCTAAAATTTGCTCTTGTGTAAATTCAATTGGAGTATTTGCTTTTTTTAAAAGCGGATTACCAAGGTAAACATCATTTGACATAATATAACCTACTTATTAATTACAGTTCCAGCGACGAAGTGCTTTATTAATTCTTGAATCCGGATCTCTTGCAGTTTCTGCAGAAGTTAATTTTGATTTCATACCTTTCATTCTGCGACAAAACGAAGCACGACGTTATGCTCTTTTTCCTTCTGGATTCTTTTCAGTAACTGCAGTTTGAAGTTTTGAACCTGGATTTTCTCTACGATATGCTTTAACTGCTTCTGGACTTAAACCATCTGTCTTGTCCTGACGATTTACCTTCTGCCAATCCTCATCAACTTCAACTCCTTCTCCCATAGTTTTTACATAATTTTTACTTGGACCTGGTTTTGCAAAACTGCCACCTTGAGGTCCAAATGGTTGAATTAATGGTTGTCCAGGTTGAATTTCTGATACTGAGTGGTAAACTACAATGCATCCAGGATATACTTTCTGTAACTCATCACTAATTTCTTTGCGAGTTGGAATTTTTACTTGTGGGAAGAACATCTTGAGAGAATAGTACTTACCTCTCCAAGAAAGAGAAACCGCAATTACGTTTCCAGTTTGTGCCTGGAGTCTTGTTGCTTCCTTGACTTGAGATCTAAAACCTTTGATTGGATCTGGTTTTATTAAGTCAATGACCTCCGCAAAAGTATTTCCATTCAAATCTTGAATAGTTTGTTCTGTTGCTGGAACACAATTTGGGACGATCTTTTTGCCCTTCTTTTTCATCCCAACTTGCTTATATCCAGACCAACATGCCTCTTCCATTTCTCCACTATTAACATAATCTGCTGCAGTGTCAATATAGTCTGCTGCTTTGGTAATTTTTGATTGTACCCATGCCTCAAGATCTCCTTCTCCCCTACCAACTTTTGATTGAAGTCTCTTCACAGCATTAACAATGGTTTTTAGTTCCGATCTTGCCATTGAATATTCTTCGTCTTTCACAGAAACCTTATCCCAGGCTTTTTCTCCATACGAACATTCAGATCTTGTTTCCCTCTTATCGCAAAGAGGGCAGTATCTTTGTTCTTCAACTGCTTCAGATTTATTTCCCCAGTTCGCTGCGCCAACTTTACGGCATTTTACAAGAGCACCGGAAGCATATGCACTTGGCCAGACACTATAACGAGACTTGACCTTACTGTAGCAAGCATCTTTTTTTCCGCTACCTTTGCCTGGTTTATCTTTTGCTTCCTGCACATCCATTTCTTCTTTCATTTTCTTCTTAGGTGAATCTGTAGAAACATAGGTTGGTTTTGCAGATCCTGTTTTTTGTTGTTGTCCAGGATCTGCTTCTTTTTTTCTTCTTGCTGCCGAAAGTCTTTCTGCTGGAGTCATGCTTGCCCTTTTCGCAGATGAAACACATTTGGGGACACCCTCTCCAGGTTCATCACTTGCACAAGTTCCACCAGTCACTACATTGACCCAACCGGATTTTCCATCCTTTGATTTGGATTTTCCAAACCAATCGCGAAGACCTTCCTCAGTAACATCTTTAAATTTTTTGTGATGCTTTTTGGCATCTGCTTCCATTTTTTTCAAACGAGTATAATAATCTGGAATTTCGTCCAAGTGCTGAAGAGCAATATCTTTGGCAAGATCATGATCTTTTGTATGCTCATGCTCAATGGGTTCTCCCATGTCAAGTTGCTTTTGTATGAAAGAAACATCAAGACGATGCTTCTTTGCAATTTGCTCAACTGTTTTATGTGACTTGATCTTGGGCATTATTCAACTGGTTTTGATTTAGTACTCTCACCTTTTGCTCTTTTTTTTCTCCCCGCACAATGAGCACGTTGAGAGAATCCTTTTGGATCTGAGCAATTAATACTCTTTTTATATTTATTAGTCCATTCTTCTTGAAACTGCTTAAATGTCTTCATTTTTGGGTTGTTGCTTCAAGAGTTTTGCAAGTTCTGCAGTGGATCCAACAAAAAGGGCATTATTTACTGTCGTTGGACCTTTGCCAACTTTTTCCTCTTCAATATCTTTAAGTTTCTTTTGAAGATCCATCAACTTATCTGTGGCATCAGCGACGTTCTTAATAAGTTGTCCTGCAACTTCATAGGCACGAGGCATCTCACTTTCTTGAGCAAGTTCAAGAATGCCATTAATTGCTTCCTGACCTTTTTCTATTAATGAATATAAGTTTCCTCTTGTGTAGTTGTAGTCTTTTTTAATGTCATCAACAGTAGAGGCAATCGTCTCTATTTTTTCAATTTCACTTTTAGATTCAATAGGAACTATTTCACCTTCAACATTGAATGCATCATTTAAACTGTCAAATTTTTTTGTCATTTTCATAAATTAATACCATTAAATCCAAAGTCATCGCCATCTTCAATTAGCGTGTTATCCGTAGTCGTAATAGACTTGACCGGAGATCCTGCTAAGTGTGAAGTTATCGTTGTATTATCTCTACCTCTATCAACAGTAAGAACATTACCTGCCTTAGACCTTACGAATACTTCTTCACCCTCAAGATCTAAGTAAGTGTTTACTGATATAGAACTTGCATTGTCTACCGTAATGAGTATATCTTCCGTAGTAATATCTTTTGTGAGGTTTGTAACGACTGTTCCTGTGTAATTCTTGATAGCTCTTGGTTGAGCTGAATATACAATTTCTCTGGTCGGTGTATTTGTAGTGTCTCCAGCAACGTAACCAATTGTAGTTTTCTTGATAATATCTTTGGAAGCAGAAGAAACTGGACCAAACAGATAAGTTTTAACAGTAAATCTTAAAGTATAAATTAATACTCTTCTTGTTGTGAAATTTCCTTCATAGTCGTCCTGCATTGTAATGTTTTCAAGAACAACTGGTATGTCCCTCTTCTCATTAATAATATCAACCAACTCCACACTCATCGTATATGCTGGTTGAAAATATGGTAAAATTTGTTCAATAATTTGAAGAGCATCATCATTTAACTTAGACATAATGCTAAGTTCAAATTGCATATTATATGGAACTGGAAGATATACCTTTTTAGTTTCTTTTCCGTCTTCTGCTGATTTTGCAGTAAATGTTTGAGTAGTAGTTGATTTCCTTGTTGGATCATAATTTAAACCAGTGAACTCAAATGACATTCTTGGCAATGTAATTTGAACTGGTTTACTTAAATCTGGAGATTGTTCTAATCTTGCCAGAAATTTTTGTGTTGGCCCGTAAGCAAGAGGAACCTTAATGACATTAGTAACAGCTCCACTATTATTAGTGTGCTTTATACTTATCTCATTAAACAAAGAACCGAAAGCAATAACAGTTCTTCTTAGAATTTCGTGATAAAAATACTCAAACATGTCTTATAAACCTTTATGTTATTATTTAAACATAATAACTTTTATTTATGGTTTATGGCATTCCAAAAGGATTTTTTTCACTGAAATCTACAATTTTATCTGCTTCGCTTTCAATTTCTTCATTATTAGCAAATCCATCTTTGACGATGAATACTCCCGTAGATCTCAATTTATAAGAAGCACTTGACGCTGATCCAACAATATTTTCTCCCGCAGTAAATTGTCCATTAACATTGGAAACTTCTAAAATGTTAGTTACAGAATTCCAAGATCTAACTCTTGCAGTAACACCACTTTGAGATC